GTTAATAATAACATTAATTTTACTGTTCCGAAAACTATTTAGCATTACTTTGTTTTGTATTAGAAAGTTCCGCCAACTATATTTGCTGTTAAATTACCAGTTATAACAATATCTCCACTTATCGTTCCACCATTATTTGCATCCAACGAATTGTTTGCACGAATAAAAGCAGCAGTGATAGAATTATTTTGTGTTGCATCAGTTGCAGTAGCAGCATTCGCAGCAAGGAACGCAGCAGTGATACTATTGTTTTGTGTTACACTAACTGCTTCGGCGTATGTAATGTATGTGTTAGAATTAGCAAAAGCAGCATTGGCATGAATGAATGAAGCAGCAATGCTGTTGTTCTGTGTTATACTGACTGCTTCATTGTATGTGATATACGAATTAGCATTCGCAAAAACAGCGTTTGCGTGATAGAATGCCGCTGTGATGCTATTGTTTTGTGTTGTATCCGTAGCAGTAGCAGCATTAGCGGCATCGAAAGCAGCAATAATACTATTGTTCTGCGTAACATTTACACCATCAATATTGTTTGCCGAAGCAAAGGCAGCATTAGCATGAATGAAAGCACTAGTAATGCTGTTATTCTGTGTTACGTTGACTGCTTCATTGTATGTGATGTAACTATTAGCATTAGCAAAAGCAGCATTAGCATGAATGAATACAGCAGCAATGGAATTATTCTGTGTAAGATTAACTGCTACTGCACCATTGGCAGCAGTGAATGCTCCATTTGCTTGGTTACGTGCAAAACTATCTGTTGCCGAACCACCAGTGGCAGCATTAGCAGTTTCAAATGCTCTTGTAGCGTAAATGTATAAGTCTACATTACTGTTTGCTGCAAAAATATAATTGGCAAAAATGGCATTAGCACCAGTAATGCTACCATTTGATCCTGTTGTTGTCAGTGTGTTAGAAGTTACATTGCCAACAAAGATTACATCACCATTTACTGTTCCACCAGTGTTTGCATTCAACGAGTTATTGGCACGTGTAAATGCAGCAGCAATAGAGTTATTCTGTGTTAAATCTACACCAACATTATTATTAGACTGTAAGAATACAGCACCAATAGAATTATTTTGTGTTACGTTGACTGCTTCATTATATGTGATGTACGAATTGGCGTTTGCAAAAGCAGCATTGGCATGGATGAATGCACTAGCAATACTATTATTTTGTGTAGTGTTGACACCATCAATATTGTTTGCCGAAGCAAATGCTGCATTGGCATGAACAAAAGCGGCAGAGATAGAATTGTTTTGTGTTGCATCAGTTGCAGTAGCAGCATTGGCAGCATCAAATGCAGCATTTGCTGTATCATATGCAGCAGTAAGAGTTGCTTCCGATGCAACATAAATTGAGGTGTTGCCGTTATTGGCAGCCCACTTACCAGTAGACTCTATCCAAAGGAAGGAAGAGTTTGGTTGGATACCACGTTCAATTTCAAATCCAGCGTCTTGTGTTGGTTGAGATACTTGACCTAAATCAGCATTCAATGTAATTATGTTATCACCAATTAACTGATTGATGGTATTAACATATGTGGTATTACCAGTTACAGTGAGGTTGGCATTGATAACAACATCACCACTAATTGTTCCACCACTGTTTGCATCCAAAGAATTATTAGCACGAATAAATGCAGCATTTGCTTGGTTACGTGCAAAACTATCTGCTGCCGAACCTCCAGTAGCAGCATTAGCAGCAGCAAAGGCAGCATTGGCAGTGTCCAGTGCTACTGTAATCGAATTGTTTTGTGTTGCATCAGTTGCAGTAGCAGCATTCGCAGCAAGGAAAGCAGCGGCAATACTGTTGTTTTGTGTTACATTGACTGCTTCATTATATGTAATGTAACTGTTAGCATTAGAAAAAGCAGCATTAGCAGTATTCAATGCAACAGTTATACTATTGTTTTGTGTTAAGTTGACTGCTACCGCACCATTAGCAGTATCAAAAGCAGCGTTAGCATGGTTACGGACAAAGGTATCAGTTGCATTGTTAGCAGCAAGGAATGCGGCATTCGCATGAATGAATGCACTATCAATACTATTGTTTTGTGTTAGATTAACTGCTACTGCGCCATTGGCAGCAGTGAATGAAGCGTTTGCTTGGTTACGTGCAAAACTATCAGTTGCTGAACCGCCAGTGGCAGCATTGGCAACATCAAATGCTTTTGTGGCGTAAATGTATAAATCTACATTGCCGTTTGCTGCATAGACATAATTAGCAAAAATCGCATTAGCACCACTAATAATTCCATTTGAACCTGTGGTTGAAACTATATTAGCAGATACATTTCCAATTACTATTACATCACCAGTAATCTGACCACCAGTGTTGGCATTCAGTGAATTATTAGCACGTGTGAATGCGGCATTAGCATGAACAAATGAAGAAGCAATGCTATTGTTTTGTGTGGTATTAACACCGTCAATGGTATTTGCTGAAGCAAATGCTGCATTTGCGTGAATGAAAGCACTAGTAATAGAATTGTTCTGTGTTACATCAGTTGCAGTTGCGGCGTTAGCAGCAGCAAAGGCAGCAGTGATGCTATTGTTTTGCGTTACACTTACTGCTTCATTGTATGTGATGTAACTGTTGGCATTAGAAAATGCTGCATTGGCAGTATCAAGTGCTACTGTTATGCTATTATTTTGTGTAGTATTTACTGCTACAGCACCGTTTGCTGTATCAAATGCGGCATTGGCATGATTACGAACAAAGGTGTCAGTCGCATTATTGGCAGCAGTAAACGCAGCATTAGCATGAACAAAAGCAGATGCTATCGAATTGTTTTGTGTTACACTGACTGCTTCATTATATGTGATGTAGCTGTTAGCATTTGCAAAGGCAGCATTAGCATGAAAGAATGCGGCAGTGATACTATTGTTTTGTGTAGCATCAGTTGCAGTTGCAGCATTAGCAGCATCAAATGCAGCATTAGCATGGTTACGAACATACGTGTCAGTTGCATTGTTAGCAGCAGTAAACGCAGCATTCGCATGAGCAAAGGCAGCAGCAGCAGTGTTGACAGTATTGGCAATGCCAATCTCACCAGTGTATCGTGCTCCAGAGATATACACACTCTTCGTGCTAATACCCGATGGTAAATTAGTGCCACTAAAGTTTAGAACACCCGATTGATAATCAAAGAACCATTCTTCACCAGATGCCGTTGCAAATAATTCTGTTCCAGTTGTATTAGATGTCGTGCGACCAGCATTATCCAAGAATACACGAACTGAATAGGTCGCACCAAATTCAGGACTAATCCAATTTTGTGATCCAGTTTGCCATGTTCTATATGCAGTTGCACTTCCAAGTTGACCTCGTTGACCAGGACCATTAGTGCCGATTGGTGTCTGTGGCATCTCCAAAGTAGCATCAGGTCTATAAACCGTAACAATACTTGTGGTAGTTGCGGGAATAGAACTAGGAATACTTGATGATTGAACTAAAAGACTATCACCCCTGATTTGGAGTGGACTAGGCAGTGCCTCGTTCGTGGCATCTTTGTTCGCTGTAGTATCTGTTTTAGTAGCAGCATAACCTATCTTCTTCCAAAGATAGTCTACTTTTTGGGTATCTGAAATGGCCATTAAGCAGCAACTCCTATAGAGAGAGTGGTTATACTCTGACCAGCAGATAATCCGATTCTAATTAATACTACATTACCTGTTGCGTTGGACATATTTTCCGTTCCTAGACTCATGGTGTATCCACCACTTAATGCTGTTCCTCCCAAAATTCTATCGGCACTTGATAGAGCACATCCATCACTTCCGTTACCACCTACGCCAGTTCCTGGTTGACCCGAAGCAGCTTTTACTGTGCCACATTCCAGCCAACCATTTAATCCACTTGATGTATCTATGCCAGTTCCAGGAGCAGCCAACCAAACACCCGCAACACCAGTTGCTGATGTAATGTTAATGTCAAAGTTTGACAGTGCTGTTCTACGGAATGCAAATGTAAAGTATTGTGTTCCTGTATCACCAGAACGATTTGGTCCTACTGGTAGATATCCTGTGCTATAATCTGTAACATCATGTTTGATAGCACCTATTCTGATAGTTGCTTCTTTTGTTCCAGCAACTCCAGGATCAGATGATTCTGAATACACTTGTGTTGTATAGAAGTTTGTTGCTGAAGTATATACTGGAGTATTAGATGTATTTGCTTTGAACCAGTGTGAACGAATTCCACTTTCGTTTGCGCCAGCACCCGAAGCAGGAGAACCCACTCCAGTTGCTACAATTGCAATCTCTGATATACCACTCTGTGCTGCCGAATGGACTGCCAACCTAGTTGAGTTCTCCACCAAACTACCATTACCTGCTACGTTGTTAGCACGAATACCGATTGCTTCGACTGTTCGGACACTTGCTGCGATTGGAACATTTAAAGTTCCCAATGTGTATGCAGAAGATTTTCCTGTGTTTGCTTTAGGATATCCACTCTGTAGGTATGTGGTTGCCCCATCTACCTGTGCATATGTAAATGCTGTAGGAGTAATGGCAATAGCAGTTGTTGATTCATAGTTAGTTCCACCCGCAATTTGCACTGGTGTTGCTGTATTGAACACACCAGTATAGCATTGTCCAATCCAGTTAGTGATTGTTGCACCCACCATATTGACAGTAGCACCTGTAGTAAAGTAAGGAATACCAGAGATGTAACGATAGTTTGCTGTGCCTACTGTCAATGAACCTGCGGTCGTTGTTGGTGCAGATGTAATATCATCCTTTACAAACTCAACCACATTGGTGTTACCATTTGCACTGTGTTGCAACTGGAAGTTGTTCACACCGAGCGGGACTGCTGCTGCTGCGGTTGAAACATTTGCCTTGAATCCTGTAAAATATCCAGGAGAATAAATGGATGCAGCAAAAGTTGTTGCAGTTCCAGTGGCATCCAATAAGTTATAATCACTCTCACTCAGAACACTCAAAGAGTTAAATGTTCCAGTGTCCGAACCATTTGTGAATGCTCTTGCACCAGAGTTAGCACCGTTGACAAATGCAGTCAGTGTTCCCACATTCGCATTTGCTGCGAATGTAGTCATGTCTGTGATGGCGATGTTACCACTAGTTGCTGTAGTTCTATTGACTAATGTTCCAACGGTATAAGTTGTTGCTCCACCAGTATTGTTGGCAAACTCTGCTGCCAAGTAAGGAAGAGTTCCTGTGCTACCACTGAATGTAATAGTCTTTGAGCTTAAAGGATTTGGTGCAGCAATGTTTGCATCATACACTTTGATAGATGTAGTCACCGAACGAGGTATCGATGCAGGGTTCGAAGTATTTGAACTTGTCAATACCAAATTGGCTGTCAAATAACCAGTTCCAGATGATGCTGCAAATCCATAGGTGTATGCCAATCGTGAACCGAACACACCACCTGATGCTGTGTCACTAGCAATCGATGTGTTTGGTTGACTGTCACCAAAGTTTGCAGTGTAAGTTACAGCAGCACCAGTAGTATTTGTGGTAATGTTTTCCATGTAGAGAGTATCACCCTCTGTGAAATACAAGTTGGCAGCAGCAGTCAGAGCATTACCGCCAGAAGATACACGATAGAAACGGAATCCCATGACAGGATCAGGTGTGTAGATTACCACATACGATGAACGTGTATTAGATGCTTCACTACCAGTTCCTGAACCAGCATTATTGTAGGCACGAACTGTAATGGTCTTTGAACCCTGAACAGTATACGTGCGAGTAATAGTTGACGATGTACATGCAGTTGTGTTTGCTCCACCATCACCCCAATCAACATCGTAACGAATGTTTCCATTACTTGTAACAGGAACAACTGTCAGAGTTACTACTGAACCCGAACCTGCTCCAAGAGGACTTGCCGTGAATGAAACACTCTTAACAAAAGTATTCGCACGAACATTGTCAAGCATTTCATTGAGGTCATCAATCGCATCAGTAACCGATGTTACTGTTGACCATCCAGTATATGCACCTATGTTAGTCAAACTACCATCTGTTGGTGTTCCCAAATTGATTGTGTTGCCAACAACTGAAATATTATTAGCAGCAAGGAAAGCAGCATTAGCAGTATCACGTGCATAACTATCAACACTTCCAGCAGCAGCAGCATTGGCAGTGGCAAAAGCAGCATTGGCATAGTTACCTGCTGCTGTGATATCTGCTTCCGAACCAACATAGAACATGGTGTTGCCATTATTGGCAGCCCATTTACCATCTGCTTCAACCCAAAGGAAAGAAGAGTTTGGTTGATTTCCACGATCAACTTCAATACCAGCATTGGCAAGTGGAGAACCAGATTGATTGATTGCTGCATTCAGTGTAATGATATTGTCAGCGATTAATACAGTCAGTGTATTTGCATAGACTGTATTACCAACAACTACTAGGTTACCAGTAACAGTAACATCACCAGTAATCTGACCACCAGTGTTTGCATTCAGTGAATTGTTGGCACGTGTAAATGCAGCAGCAATTGAATTGTTCTGTGTTTCATTAACTGCCACTGCACCATTAGCAGTATCGAAAGCGGCATTTGCATGATTACGAACATACGTATCAGTGGCATTGTTAGCAGCAGAGAATGCAGCATTTGCCGTATTCAGTGCAACGATGATAGAGTTATTCTGTGTAAGGTTGACTGCTACAGCACCGTTGGCCGTATCGAAGGCAGCATTAGCATGATTACGAACAAAGGTATCAGTTGCATTGTTAGCAGCAGTGAATGCAGCATTGGCAGTGTTCAGTGCAACGGTGATACTGTTGTTCTGTGTTAGATTAACTGCTACTGCACCATTGGCAGTATCAAAAGCAGCATTAGCATGAGCACGAACATACGTGTCAGTCGCATTGTTTGCAGCAGCAAAGGCGGCATTGGCATGGTAGAACGCAGCAGTTGTATTAATAACCGATGAATTGGCGGCAGTGAATGAAGCATTTGATTGATCGTATGCTTGTTGAATTCTTTGGTTCTGACCCGACTCTGTTGATAGAGCAGAGTTAGCAGCAGCAAATGCAAAGTTAGCATGAATAAATGCCGAGTTTGCTGTAATGAATGCAGCATTACCAGTGTTGCGTGAAAATCCATCCACTGTTCCAGAGGCAGCATTATTTGCTTGTAAGAATGCAGCATTGGCAGTATCTCTTGCATAAGCATCAACACCAGCAGCACCTCCAGCATTAGCAGCAGCAAAGGCGGCATTGGCATGAATGAATGCAGCAGTGATACTATTGTTTTGTGTTGTATCAATACCAGCAGCAGCATTGCCTTGTGCAAAGGAAGCATTGGCAGTATTCAATGCAACGGTGATACTATTATTCTGTGTCAGGTTTACTGCTGTGGCAGCATTGGCAGTTTCACGTGCATATGAATCAACACCTGCTCCACCACCAGCATTAGCAACTGCAAAGGCAGCATTAGCAGTATTCAGTGCTACTGTTATACTATTGTTCTGTGTTTCATTAACTGCTATAGCAGCATTAGCGGCAATGAAAGCAGCATTCGCTTGATTGAATGCACCTAATTGTCCAGCACCAGAATTAGCAGCAGTGAATGCAGCATTAGCGGTATTCAGAGCAACGGTGATGCTATTGTTCTGTGTTAGATTAACTGCTGACTGTAAACTCGTAGCAGTATTACCTGCATCAAATGCTGCATTGGCATGATTGAATGCACCCAATTGGCCAGCACCTGAGTTAGCAGCAGCAAAGGCAGCATTAGCCTGGATGAATGCAGAGTTAGCCTGGTTACGTGCAAATCCATCCGTTGCATTACCGCCAGAAGCAGCATTAGCAGCAGCAAAGGCAGCATTCGCATAGTTACCAGCACTGATTGCTTTTGAGTCTGCAACATTCGCAGCAGCAAAAGCAGCATCAATAGAATTGTTTTGTGTTGTATTGACTGCTATCGCAGCATTAGCAGCAGCAAATGCACCATTGGCATATATGCTGGCACCGACACGATTGATTTCTGCGGTATTGGCAGCAACAAAAGCCCCATTGGCTTGTATCAGTGCTACGTTTGCAGTAGAACGAGCATACGTATCGGTTGGGTCTACACTATTAGCAGCAGCAAAAGCAGCATTGGCATGAACGAATGCAGCATTTGCTTGAATGAACGATGAGTTTGCAACCACCGAAGGAGTGTTCGCAAATATTGCTGTAGTATTATGTGCAGCAAATGCCGAATTGACCGAAATGAAAGCAGCATTTGCCTGAATGAATGCACCATTGGCATAAGTTGCTGCCGAGTTTGCTAAGTAATCTGGAATTGATGCCAACGAATTGGCATATGCAAAGGCAGCATTTGCCTGAATGAATGCAGAGTTTGCTTCTATGAATGCTGCATTTGCTTGGTTGCGAACGAACGTATCAATTGATGCAGCATTGGCAGCAGCAAAGGCAGCATTAGCCTGAATGTATGCAAGGTTGGCATAATAACTTGCCGAGTTTGCTGTAATGAACGAATACTGTGCATGAGTAAATGCAAGGTTAGCAAACTGTGCTGCTGAGTTTACATAGTATTGCGGAGTATACAGTGCAATATTGGCAGCAGCAAAAGCAGCATTGGCAGTGTTGAATGCAGCAACTACATTGTTTGATGCTGTGTATGCCGTAGCATTCGCAGTGTTGGCACGATCAAAGGAAGCGTTAGCCTGATTGTATGCAGTAGAAACAGCAGTAAAATTGTTTGCTGGTCTTACTTCCCACTTGGCAGTATCGGAATCATAGACTAGAGTATAATTATCCTGTAGACCAGTTGCATTGACATCATTGAGGTCAACAAGGGCGATATTAGGGACAACGACACCACTTGCCGTTAGTATTGTTCTTGACGGTTGATTGACTGCTACCTTACCGATTAGTGCCATAGATTACCTTGTGACAGATGGCAACACAACAGCAATGCCTTCCACAACTCGTGTCACGGTGTTTGATGTTCTATCAGTAACAATCAAGTCGTACAAGTAACGACCTGGTGATAAGTTAGCAGTGTTTGCTGCTGTCATTGATAGAGTAATCTCGCCAGCAGCATTGTTAGTAATAATTGCTGTTAGGTTATTTGCTGACGATGAATAATAAGATTTACGAATCTGCGATGCTGCTGAATATGTTGATAGGTTTACTGTATACCCAAATGGGTCAGTTACTGTTACAGTTGAGGATAAGTTTGCACCCTGTTCGATAAAGATTTCTACAAATGCGGCCAAAAGTATTCTCCTTTTAATACATTATTTATACAAACAAAAACCCGCAAAGCGGGTTCATGTTTCATTTTCATTAAAATAATATATTAGTAAGGAATCCAAGACCTAGTAGATTCACTCCATGCCCATCTATCTTCAGGATTAGCATAGTCTGGTTTAGGCACTGGAGCTTCCCAATAACCAGTTGTCATATTTAGAGTCCACGAATGATAACCCTCTGGTTTAGGGGGAACAAAAATATTATAATCTTCATTATATTGATATCCAGTTCCTGGATAATTCAACCGAAAAGAACTATTGTACGAACATTGAAGCCATTTTGTATCCTCACCATATATGCTTTTACAGAAAGCAATGCCTACAGTTTCACTTTCATGACCATGCTCATCCAGAATATCACTATTATTAACAACAATAACTCGTAATACATTATTATTATTCTTGTCTATCTCTGCAAAATGTGCCATCTAAAACTCCTGTTTTTTTGAAAATTTAAGCATCGCTTGGAGTAATATCATACCACTCCTGATTGGGTTCGTTCCATGCATATTGTCTACCAAGCAATTCACCAGATGGTTTTGGTTTTGGTGCATCCCATGCTGCTGTAGAATTATTCAATACCCACGATGGATATGGTTTAGGAGGAATGAATGCATTAAGTTCTTCATTATATGTAAATCCAATACCCGCATAACGAAAACGCATTCTATTATTATACGAAGTTTGTTTCCAGTTACCGCCAAACAATTGTTGACAGAATGCTACACCAAGTGCTTCTTGCTCTTGACCATTTTCATCTAACAGTTGTTCATTACCAACGACAATGACTTGGGTAACAATATTATTTTCATCAAGTTTTGCAAAATGTGCCATCCTAATACTCTCCTAAGTTAAAACAGTTTACTCTATTTAGTTTATAACAATCCAACCTGAACCAGTATGACCTTGAAATTGTGTTCCTGTAGTAATAAACACCAGCATTCCTGCTTGTGGTGCAGTTATTGTGGAATCTCTTGTGGTGTTACTTGCAAATACTGGCAATTTGAATGTAGTATTAGCAGTAAAATTTGTAACTGCCACATTCGTAGAAAGTTTTGGACTAGTAACAGAACCATCAACAGGAGTTTGTGTTGCCATCACACCATTACCTAAATGATGCATGACAATATTATTTGTGCCTACTGCTGGAGGAGTAGTAAAGTTGACGTAATCTCCACTTATTGTATAATCATTTGTTGGAGTTTTATACGAACCTCCAACAAACACTGCAACAGATGCTGTTCCAGCAGGCGAACGACTCATTGGTCCAAAACTCGTAGCGGAACCATCACCACTAAACGTGTCAACTGAAAATAATACTGATGAAACCTGATTGCCAATGTATGCCATTTATTTTCCTATTATTCTGGTCTTACTGGTGCAGCACCTTCTGATTTTGGAAACTTATCATTGACTTCTTTGATTGCTTCATAGAAGTCTGTTCCCTTACCAGGAATTTTACTTTGTTCCATTGCTTCCCAAAGTAAATTCACAAGAACTGTAATATCGGGATAGTTTGATGCACGATCTATAAAGTATTGATGATGCTCAATAAACTTATTCTGATATTCTAACTCTGCCATGATTTCTGCTTTTGTTGGAGGTTTTGTATTTTTATCATCCTCCCAACGAAGAAACTCAAAATGTCCACCCGATGCCGACATATCATATCGTGCGCCTGGACGTAATGCTTTAATTGCTGTGTCAATGCCACAAACTAATTTATTGTTGCTACCACCCATTAGGTATTGTGCATATTCAATTTCTGTGTTATTCATTCACCGCTCCTATAAAAAAGTTATTACTCAGTATTTATGTTGTATTTTAAATCGTAATTGTTCCAGTGCCTGTAAAATCAAAGTGTCTATAACCACCTGAATTATGATAATACATGTCTCCCCCACTTACACTTGTAGCATTTGCAAATTGTTCTGAACTCCATCTAACAATACATCTACCACCAGCACCACCACCACCATCTCTGAAAGGGTCACCTGGTCCTTGACCACCACCACCTCCACCTGATCCAGAGAATTGAACTCCACTATTTGCTTGTCTTATTGTTCCATTCGGTCCACCAGGATTTCCACCATCACCACCAGTCTGAGGATAACCAGAACCACCACCAGAAGACCCACCATTTCCTCCTGCTCGTCCATCACCTGCTATTCCACCACCACCTCCCGCACCAAGAATATCACTCGATATACCTGCTGGTCCGTATATAGGATGTGTAGGAGCATTGGGGTATGGTTTAGACATTGGCGGTCTATAACTAGTATCATATGAAGAGACTAATTGAGTTATAGCAAATCCATTACCACCACCACCACCACGTTCAGGTCCTGACTGACCATCACCTCCAGTATCTTGTGTTCCACCACCACCGCCTGCACCACCACCTCCACCACCAGAATTACCATTACCACCACGGCGACCATTTCCAGGACTCTGTGTGGCGTTACCGTAACTTGGAGTAAGTGTTGTATCCCTACCACCGCCGCCACCACATCCACCATCACGACCAGCACCATCACCGTTACCGCCAGCATTACCTCGGCCACCACCCCCACCACCAAAAGCAGTTATAGTAGTAAATCCTGGAAATGAAGAAGTAATCGAAGAATCTCCACCTTGACTTCCACGTGATGATGAACCTGGACCCATACCTGCACCACCACCTCCACCACCAATATTGAAAGTAAAAGTAGCACCTTTAGCGACAGCAAATGAACCTGTGATTACACCACCAGAACCTCCAGCACCACCTCCTTGTGAACCACCACCTCCTCCACCTGCTATTAGCATGTATTCAATAACGTCAGTGAATTGAGTTAAATTTGCACTTTCCGAAAGAACTCTACTTGCACCGAATGATCTATTCGAAAATGACGAAATGATTGGCATTACTGCACTCCACCTGGACCCATACCAGAACCGTTTGCATATCCGAAAGTTGTATTACCAACCATAACAGTGTATGCAGAATCAGCAACTTTTATGACTGTAATATTATATACGTCTAATGATTGTGCCTGAGTTGATAGTTGAGATGGTTGTGTTGCACCCATCCAGTATACACTACTCAGAGGATTTACGCCATCAATAAAAACATTTGCTCGATATTTCGTTACACCTTGTTTCAATGCAATAGCAAGAGATGCTGTTTGACCAACACTCAATAAACTATTAAGTGAAGTGGTCGTATTTCCAACAAGATTGAACGTGACTGAACCAGTAGTATTCGCAACAAAGTAATATGCTGTTGCTTCCGCTACATGGATGTTATAGTTTCCACTGATTGGAGTTGTCTGTACATTTACAGTCTCAGCAATACGAATTGTGGATAATGTTAAATTTTGGGATAAAGATCCTGAACCCACACCACCACCAGCAAAGTTATTTGCAGAGATGGCACCAGTGCCAATCAAATTACCTGTGATAGAAAGTGCAACAATACTGTTACTAGCATTAATAGAATTAATAGCAATTAGGTTACCAGTAATCTGACCAGCAACAATGTTATTACCACGAATAGCAGTATCGGCAATTAAGTTACCAGTAATCTGACCAGCAACAATGTTATTACCACGAATAGCAGTATCAGCAATTAAGTTACCAGTAATCTGGCCAGCAACAATGTTATTACCACGAATAGCAGTATCAGCAATCAGATTTCCTGTAATTGTGCCAGCAACAATGTTATTACCACGAATAGCAGTTATACCAAGTTTGTTGCCTGTAACCGAACCATCTATTAATTTTACTCCACCAATACTTCCATCGACTAATTGATTTGAAGTGACTTGATTATAATAAATGATGCTTTGTGACTTATATCCGACTTGAATATTGTTTGCACCAACAGAAGGTGCTTCGGTAAATGTGATTACTCCACTCGACACACCATAAGAAGCATAGGGTTCTTGCTGTACATTATTTACAAGAACTTCCAAATAGTCTGGATCACTAATCGGTTGGGAAATTGAAAACTGTGTACAAGCTCCATCACCGTTAAACTTTTGAACGGATAGAGTATTGAAACCTATTTCTGGTTCATTTCCAATGTAAGCCATTAACTAACCTCTAAAACAGATACGATAACATCAGCGGATGTAGCAGTCCCCATTTGAACTTGTAACCTATCACCTGCTTCCAATACAAGTTTTTGGTCACCACCAACAGGAACTAGAGCACCACCTGGAGCAATCGTTGCGTTCTTTACCATGAACAATGTATTTGACGCAGTTGAATTAAACACCATGACATTTGCAGAAATCGGTGTGGTAATGAGATTGGAAACACTCATACCAATGACAGTTGCAGATGTTGATGCTGGCACAGTGTAAACATCTACCGAAGATGTTCCAACCGAACCAGCAAAGTAATTTTTAAAATTGTTAGCCATTAATGTCCTCTGATTATCCTAATGCTATAGCAAATGCAATTGCTGAATCTTGTATTGCTGAAATTGAACTGTATATTTTAGTATTTGCTGCTCCACTCATTATTGCTACATTAGCATTTGCGAGTGTGGAAAGTCCAGTAACATATAAAGTTTCTGCGATATTTGCCGAACCCGATATAGTTAGGTCATCAAATCCTATTGAATCAAGAATGATATTACCAGTAACATTTACATTACCAGTAACAAATAAATCCTGTCCAACATAAACATTCGATGTAACATTGAGTGTTGCAACATTACCTGGAATAGTAATATTACTTCCAGCAAAACTAATGTTGGCAATGTTCGCAGTATTGGCTTGCAGAGTGTTGATGTTCGCATGTGTCTTTACATTCAAACTAGCAGTATTAGCATCACCAGAAATTTCAATGTTGGTGTTCGCAACAAAGATTGAACCATTACCATCAGTAAGAAGATTGACAGTACCAATTACAGAATCAGTAGATGCCATCCACTGTAGGAATGTATTCGAAGTCGTTACTCTATTAATTGCTGGCATCTTATGTTCTCATCTTTACAAGTTCATGAAGCATTGATTTGATTTCCGTTATATCGTCTTCTAGTTTATTTACTTTGTTTTTTAGTTCTAATTCTTCTTCTTGCTTTCGTTTTGCTAGTTCTTTGCGAAGTTTATACTCTTCTAGTCCTGCTCTGTCTCTATTTAGAATAGCTCTGGTAGAGATATCTCGAATCAGATTTTTTTCACCGTCTATTTGAACAAACATAATTATCCTCTAGGCAAAGCAATTGCACGAAGTTCTTTGAATCGTGGAACATCCACAGAACTTTGACCATAAAGAACAACTTTGATTGCAAAAGTTCTAAAGTCGGAGAATGTAGTAGAACCTGAAGTGTAATTAATATAATTGTCAGGAACATTACCAGTACCAGGAGCAAATGTCAATTCACGATAATCACTTTCATTCGCCGAAACAAATGTAGTGTTATTCAGTTGTGTCATTATAGCCCAGTTTTTGTCTTCAAATGTTTCCGAATCACCAGTTGAAAGAACCTTATAGTAAACTTGAATACCCGATAGTGGAGGTAGATACGTTGTTAGATACACACGTAAATCTTCTGAATCAAAACCTTCTGCTAATGTAACTTGTTTTGTGAAGTAACGAATTGCAGAGTTGCCACCCGACCTCTTATTCTCACCATTGTATGACACAACTGCACCTGAACCACCGCCACCAGAAAGTGTTATTGTTGGTGATGTTATGTATCCAGTTCCAGGAGATGTAATAGTTACAGCAGTCACGACCTCATTAGTAACAGTAGCAACAGCAGCAGCACCTGCTCCACCACCACCAGAAATTTCTACTGTTGGTGTTGATGTATATCCAGTTCCACCACTAGAGATAACCACATCTGAAGTTTTTAATGGTAGATTGTTAATTTTGTTTTCAACCGCCAACCAGTTCAATCGTGTTTTATCAATCATTGGTGACACATCTCTGTTTTGAGTTGCCATCGTAGCACGAATCGTAACAGTAGTATTACCAGTTGTTTTGTTTAACACACGACGATCATATCCATCAACCATACGATAATCCACAAATGGAATTATAGGCAAGTATGAGTGAGAAGTATTGCCAGTAAATTGCTGTGATATAAACTCATAATTAACCGAAGTATTTGCAAGAACAACATCAGTGGTCATAAAATGTGCCAAGTCATATGCAGTATCAGAAGCAATCGTTGATGTATCTGCTTCAAAATGTGCAAGAGCAGTTGCGGTCGTAAATACTTTTTTATGTAAACTAAACATCATTGATGTTACTGGTGTTGGAATCCAAGTTGAACCATTTTGTGATTCAAACAACGAACCCACATACGGAATAGCACTGATGTTATTATTATCAATAAAATTCTTTTCATCTTTTTTCGCACAATATAGATTATACGAATTAGAGTTAGAAACAAACACAATTGAATGCTCACCAGGTTGCAAGAAAATTGGAGCATCAAACACAAACTCAGTGTATTTGGTTACATCATTCAAATCTGGTTTTGAATTCGGTGCAACTGTTTTTACTTTATCGGGTGTTAGTGTTACGGTAGCAAACGGATAGACTGTTCCTGATGATGGGAATCCATTCACCGTTGGTCTAATTTGCATTGTAACAGGAACTGACACATCCTTTGTTTGGAAACATACACGAACACTCGACAAGAACATACCTTGTGGATATTGATACGAACTTATCAAGAAGTTTTGAGCCAATGGGTCATAGTATGTTTGAATTTGTTTTGTTGAGGAACTAGAGTTACCTTTAATCGAACTTCTTTCACTAGTTCTCTCTTCAGAAACACTACTTCTAATTACAGATGGAACAAATACAGAAATAGATTGTTCCTGAACTGTTTGTACAACTCCTTGTGAGAAGAATGTAGCATCACCATTCGTTGATGATGATTCAACCAATCCAGTTTGAACATCAATTAATCTAAAATGTTTTTCACCAACACGGAACGTATCTCCAGGAATACTGAACACAACGGATATTGCACCCTCTTCTGTTGTCTGTGGATCTCCAATTGTATAAGTGGAAGTAGTATCAGGAACAGTAGTCCACGGTGTCGATACTGTCAACGTGCGTGTAGTTGGATTGTAGTCAGAAATAGTTCGTTGCTGTCCAGCACCAGTTCCACTACCAATCGTAACAGTTTTACTTTGATAATTACTTTGTGTGGCATTCGTTGCATTACCAGCATTGTAATTCAAAACCATTGCTGTGCTGTTTGCTGAAATGGCTCTTCCACTAAAGTGTTGCCAACTAGCGAGTTCTGATGAAGTACCAGTTATAGTACCAACAACTTTGACATTCGAATAACCTGTCCACGTTCCAACACCAGCAACGGTGTCAATATTAACAATAAATGCATTTTTAGCTGATGTTTGAATAATGAAACCAGTTCCCAAAACAACATTTGTGTCAGTGGTTCTAAATGTAACTTGTTCCGAATCACCAACAGTTGTTTGATATTGTAAATTGTCATTCTTAAACACGAACTGATTGACGTTAGTAATATATTTTGACACATCAACATTATCAAAGAATGAAAACAACGGTGTCAAAGGTTTGAATGCTGTGCCTGTAACCAGAATAGTTTTCGCTCTCATGTAAGGAATGATGCTTACATCAACAACTTTGTCACCCAATGTTTTAGTTAAAGTTGTTGGAACAATTTGTGACAGAACACCTGAACGTGATTCATTTGTAGTTGTAGTAACTAGTGATGATGAAGTTGTTGTTAAAGTCTGTTCATCAAATTTAGTTTTACCTTGTTTGCCTGGACCTTGAACAACTTGATCTATACCTTTAGTAATTGCTTCTCGAGCTGTGATGGGTTTTGTCGATGCTGTTGTTCTCGATGTTCCACCAATTTCTGTTTCATTAGTTACACCTGTCCATGTTGTTTTCCATGCACCCCACGATGTGCTTTGAATTGATGACCATGCATCTGCTGCCGCTGAACCACCAGTTAAATCAACAACTTGTGACTCAACTCTTGTTTGTGAATTCCAAACATCCGAAGATGGATAAAGGTTTACTTTACCAAGATAGTTAATCCAATTGAATGGATTAACATTGATTGTTTTGGATGCCAATGGTTGTGATAACCAAGTTTCAGTTGTTGATTTACACGTTATCATTGGACCACTATATTCAACATTAACATCAATTGATGCTGTGGTATTTGCTATATCAGTATTGGAGAAAATCCCAACTGCTGTAATATTATATGAACCCCTAGCTTCATTATCGACAACATCAATAGCAGCAGAAAAATCACGACCAGTAAAATTGGCAACAGATTTATCTACAAATGAATCAACAACAATACCATTTTTAAATCGTGGTAAATTCTGCGAGTCCAGAATAGACAAATCTTGTTTACCCATCGTTGCTATCTCAAGCAATGATAATGAAGTATAATATTCCAGATTTTCAAGTCGTTTTTCTAATCCACCGATGTCTTTCATCGTGTACCGTTTATTGCGAACACGATCAATTTGTGTCGTAAAAGGGTATTGTAAGTATGCTGGATAATTGAGAACATAAAGAGTCATTGCATCTTTAGGTTCTACTGGAGCAACAGGATTTACTCCTGGAATGCCAGGTAACACTTGAAGTTTTCTATCTGTAGTGAGAACAACTCTATCAACACGTGGTAGATAGTAACCATAACTTATGATGAAGTCACTGGTGCTCAAAGGAATTTTTGGTCCAGTAGTAGTTTCATTGACATCAAACACAAAGTTATTTGCTGAGTATGCAGTCGTTGCATCTTGTCGAACTGGTCTAAAATCTAAAGAATTTTTAAGAGATAGTCTTCCACTATTTTTTGATGAGTATTGTGGTATTTCACCATAGGTGAAATTACCGTCACCCAATCGTGTATACGAATCCACATTAAAGAATCCAGCACCCGATGATGTGAATCTATTGTAACGAACTAAAAGTGGACCTACTGGAGCTGATTGTCCAGGAAGTAATCTAATTGCACCCCAATCATAATACGAATCTTTTTGTCCTGTAACCAAAGCATAACGTGATGTTACATTAATTGCTGAACCAGAATTTGCTGTGGTAATTGCTGTATTGCTATAATCGAAAATAGCATTAATGCAGAAAACATCAGTTACATATAAAGTTTGATCTACACCAGGAGTTTTGTTGACTAATCCTTGTGCGATGTGAGTTTGTCCATGTGGAATAAACACATACGCAGATGTATTACCCGAACCAAAAACTGAGTTAGCAACTACTTGAGTTTGAACAGCAGTATTGGCACGAATGTACGTTTTAGTTTTTGATGTTGGGTTGGTTGAGCTAATAGTAGCATATAGATTGACAGTCATGTTGCCACCACCGAACACAGAGATAGTTCGTGCTGTTGTATCTACAGTAAATTGCCCCGAAGGTACTAATTGTCCTGCTTTATATCCACCGTCAGGACCAGAATTAGTTCCCGCTGCTGTACACACTACTGTATAGTATTCTGATTTGGCAGTATTGGTTGTTGCTGATACAAGTGTTTCACCCGAACCAACAGTCAATGCTGTTGTAACACCAGCAGCTAAAGTTACTCCTTGATATAATCTCTCATACTCATAGTTGAAGAATGAAGTTGCATTATCAGATATATTTGAATCACCCAAACTAAAAATCATAGGTTCTAATTGTTGTTCTGAAACATATGTGGGTGTATATAATGATGCAGTATCCCTTGAATAATTATGTACATTTGCACTAGTAATAAGTGTAGTTCCAGAATAGACTGCTAATGATTCTGCTTGACCAAAGTCAAAATCAATTACAAAACGAGATTGCGTATTGATTGCGGCAGAGAAAGCAGTATCTACGGTTACAGTACGAGTAGCACCAGTGTATGAAGCAATTTTTCTAGTTCCATCTGTAGCACCAGGACCAGAAGTCATTCTAATTGTTGCGCCCTGATATGCATTATCTGTGAGTGAAAATAATCCTGGTAATTGGAATGTTGTAGCAGTGCCGTTGTTATAAACTGCATATCCACTAGAGTTGGATGTTGTAGTATCATACAACGAACCAGTATTGATATCAGCAACATAAACTGCATAGACAAAAGCACTGCCATTGGATGCATTTGATGTTGAATCATATGACATCGCTTTGATTTTAGCAGTTCCAATTTTCGTGTTTGCCAAAAGAAGAGTATTACCAGTATTGACTGATGCAGCATCAACACAATGAATATCTACTGTTCCATACAGATTAGTTGGAAGAGTATTATACATGTTATTGGCATAGATATATCCACCATAACCCGAACTTAACCGTTTATTATCTACGTTTGCTTTGGTTCGTGGTTTAGGAACGGTTAGTGTTGTTGCCGATATTGTGCCAAACTCATAACCTTTGACGTAGGCTTTACCAGGAGATAGTGTAATATCTAACTGTGCAGTGTTACTTGCATTGGTATCCAGACCAATGTCAAATTGTCTGACAATATAATCACCCGATTCATCATAAGTTCTACGAGCAATAGTTTCTTCAATCTTACCCCATATTGGAGTTTCTACCGATGAAATCAGTTCTCCATTAACAACTCTCGCAATTTCAATAAATTGAGTTTTATCTATACTGTCAAGTGGACGAGTATTTAAAGTTAGTTCAATATTGAAACGGTCAGCACCAGGTGCTTGGAAATTAGATGCGTCTTGAGCAGGATCAAGTAACGAAGTATCTTGACTATTATTAACAATGCTTTCAGTGACATCATAACCAACTAGAGCATTACCAGTTGCGCTATATTTGTTAATAGCAACAGACGCATCTTGAGTTGTAATGAAGTAACCACCATAGTAATACACACCAGCAGTAACAGACCATGCTTGACAATTACCCATTGCACCATTGGAAGTAGTATTTGCAAAGTAGGTAATTGCTTCTACATCAGCATTTGCTGTGTAAATTGTTTCTGTATTTGCAAATCTATCACCAAATACCTGATTAACGATCAGAGTGATGGGTTGACCATTTGCTGTAACTGGATCGTAAGATTTAATTACATATGCTCGTTTCGTATTGGCAGCATTTTGAATAATCTTACCTTCAAAATTTCCAGCAGCAATATCAGTTGAAGCATATGTTGAAGCAATATTAATATACTGAACAGTCTGGAAGTTGTTTTTACCACCAGTAACAACTGAACCAGATTGAAACATATAATCACCAAACTTATTAATTTGGTCTTGTAGGATTGTCTGTTGTTGGGTTAGTTCACGTGCCTGTACAGCATATCCAGGTTTGAAGAGTATGCGATGATAGTTCTTCGCATCATCGAAGTCATCATAATATGGGTCTATATTAAAATTTGTATTAATAGCCATTAACTAACCTTTAAAATCTAACAATGAGTTTTATATTTTCTGCTTGACCCTCTGTGCGAGTCGTTTTTAGTGCATTTTCGGTATACAGAATATCTCCTGTATATGGTTCAAATTCTGGATTAGAACCACGAACAACAATCCTGGATGTACCAGAGTTTGCGCCCGTTAAAGAAAGACCAGTTAAAAAAGTTCCCTGTATGTGAGTCAATTTAACAGTATTTGTAGACTGATCTATAACATGTCCATAGGCGATAGCATTATTTGCTGCCGTTCCCTGATAAACATATTCATTTAATGCATATGCTGTTCCTGAAACTACTGTAAGGTCAGTGGTTTGTGAAATGAAAGAATTAGCATTTGCATTTGTGACAACTGAGGATTCCCCATATTTATGTGGGTTTATAATAATCCCAAATTGTCTGAATGTAGTATTTGCTGAAATTTTACCATTCTCAGTCGTATCAATTTCACCAATCCTTGACGATACCATCACATTTGTTCCACCCAATTCTTTGGATGGGTTATATGCATGTCCAAATTTTGGAGACACAATACAACGAACATTGGCAGTATTAGCACCAGTTCCTGTTCCATACACATACGCATTAGCACGGCTATATCCAGTTCCAATGGTTGTTATTGTAACTTTGGATAGGTTGCCAGTGGTTGAACCAGAAAGAACTGGAACTGCAACTGCACCAATGCCATCACCGTCAATATAAATCCTGGTGGTTATTGATAATTGATTTGCAGCAGTTCCACCACCATTAGCAGTAACAGAACTTGATAATGTTATTTTATTATTTGGTATATCTAATGATGAAATGTATGTTTGTGACGGAATACCCAAACCAGAAACTGTCATATTTGCCACCACATTTGTTGTGTTGGCAAGGGTAAGAATAGTACATCCTGTGGCATACGATGCAACGGTAACATTATTATGGTAGTATGCTGAACCTTTATTCACTACAACGATGGTAGTCAATTCCCCATCAACAACACCAAGATTACTTACACTGTAATCTAACTGCGCCGTAGAAACTGGTGTTGGAATCCAGGCATCTGCCAGGAATTTATTGGATGGTTTGACATTGTACATGTACTTCCAGATATACCCATCAGCAGTTGCGATATTACCATTCGATGACGTATAATCACCAGTGGGTTCTACTGTGGAGTTTGCAGAGGCATTATTAGACAAACACTTATAGACGTTACGTGCCGATGTATATGCATACATTGGTTTTAAATTTTGTGAAACATTTGCTGAAAGCAAATCAGAAGTTGCAATAGTGTCATCATATTGACGATACTTTGTATTTGCAGTCCACGTTACTTTGGGAATGACCAGTTCAACATCGTTGCCAGTGATTCGTTTGGCAGCCATCATATTATCCCAAGCATCCTTCTCATCGACAACTGTATCAACTATGGAATCGGGAGATGATTCGTTGGCATACACCAAATGGTTGCCTACAAAAACATATCCGACAGTAAGTGCTGCTTCAGTGAAGCTCTCCTTAAACTGTTCGGCAGCATTGAATGCTAATTTTTTAGTTGTTACTGTTGTGGGCATAATCTCTATTTATCAAGAACTTGTGGTTGAAATGAAAATTGTTTGGTAATTTGCGTATTGTGTAAATGGACTTGATACGGTTAGGACTGTATTACTTTGAATAGAACTGATGGTTCTAATCTGATTGTTTACAGAAATATGTGAACCGATGGTCAGGATACCTTTAGTGTTTGCTATGTTGAAACGAGTATTTATTCCAGTTACATAAATGGATGAATTAACATTTACTGTTCCAGATATCGTTATAAAACTAACATTTGCGGTATCAATAGTATTACCAACGATTTCACTAGTCCTGTTATAATTCGCATAGTTGACGAATCCAACTGGATGTAACAACTCCTTCAATATCTTCTTATACTTAGTGAATTCCACAGTCGAAGAAGTTACGTATGAATAGTCAATGTAATACTTTGAACCCGCTAATCTACGGTCAGCAGCAGACAGAATGGATTCGGTGCTTGTCCATCTTCCATCCGTTGCCAAATACGATCTTTCAATCTCAGCATTAGCAGTAGCAGTCCCACTGCCTTTGCCTGATAAATCTACAATCGGCAAGAATTGATATCCAGAACCAGGACTAATAATCCTTACACTTAGAATTGATCCTGGTTGAGCAATGGTGTTGGCAGCAGATAATTGTTCACCATCCGATGCCAAAGCAGTTATCTCAATATTGGCAGAAGAACCAGTGGGTGATGATATGGTTACTTGTGGAAAACTATTTGATACATAATTTATGCCACCCAAAGGTAGTTTATCATACAGTCCAACTTTTCTATTTGTTGCGGTAGTTAGGAATGCGACATTGACACGCATTGATGTGTTAGAATAAATTGTGTCAACAAAACGAGATTCATTGTTAATAACAACCCTATCATTTACTTTCAACTCATCACTGAAGAATGTTCCTGTGCCTGTCACGTATGCATTAGTAGAGACGATATTCGCAGTTCCCGCAATTCTTGGCGGTTGAATTTCAATACGAGTAACTGCTCCTGTGCCACTTACACGTGAAACTACTGCGGCAGCTCCAGACCCAAAACACATACGTGGATTTGGTCCAAATATTACTTCATCTCCAGGAATATATCCCGACCCACCAGAATTTACTTTGAATCGACCTATCGAACCAAACCCTTTAGTTGTGTGAGTAAAATTATTATTTGATGTTTGATAGGTAGCACCCACAGCATCAAGCACTGGTGTTATGGTTGTGGGAGTAGTCGATAAAAGAATCTTTACATTAGTGATTGGACCGACTGTTAGATTCTGGAATGTCAGTGTATCTGATATTCGTGTATTTGCATTTGAATTAATAACCTTCTGTCCAACAAAACCATAGTTGGAATCTAAAATTGTCAGTGTTTGAAAATCAACAATTGTGTCAGTCGATACCGAATAGATATTTCCAGCATTAGCACCAGATACATCTATACCATCAACCACAAGACTTAAAAAAGCAGATGCATTACCTGATACATTGATACCTGATGCATCAGTAAATACCGCACCTCCACTGTTCACATTAATACTATCAATGTAACCCTCAAAAACATCATCGATAATAGCAGTAGCATCAACGGTCGAACCACCACCACTAACCACCACAACATCACCAACATTATAACTGTTACCACCATTTATGATATTGATTCTTCTAATGATAGAAAACGTAGTCGCTTGAACAGAAATTAAAACACCATTCGAATCTACGATATCAGTGTTTACAACTTCACCATTTTGAAAGTTGCCTAGTAAAGTTTTTGTGCTGATAACCAATTCGATTGGAAGACCCAAGTTCAATTGGTCAGTAATAATTCTTCGTGATGCTCTTTCCACAATAGCAGTAGCACCTGAAGATACTCCAGTTATTTTCCTGTTGTTCAACAAATCAATATTGAATGCTTGGTAAACAATCCTGACAACTGAACCATTTGCTGGAGCAGTGTCAAATATAATCTTACGATATTCTTTGCGTAGTGAAAAACCCGATGATTGAACCACACCATTCACATAAACAGTAATATCATTGTCGTTAGAAAATTGTGCCAGTATAAATGTTTTGACTGTTCCATCACACGTATAAACAGTTGCTATATCTTGATTGATACGAAGTTTATTATCTACTACCCAATTACCAGCAGAAGCACGAAGAACATTATTCTTTGGATAGATAATATCCAACTCTTCATCGAATAACATTCTGAATAAAAACTTGAATGATTTTTCCGAACCTTTGGATAGGTATAGTGGTAGAACATTTTTTATTAATGTTGCTTTATCTACCCTCACATCACGTGGCAATAGATTGGCATATGTGTTAAAAAAGTTATCTTCAAATTGGTCAATAGATGCATCAACATCAAAATTTGTTCTTAAATCTTTTGCAGCAGTAACTAAGTCATTGTTGGCAGAACTTTGTTTAGTCTCAAGAAATTCATAATATGCTTCAACAAAGTTTATAAATGTGGGATACTCATCCCTAATATATTCAGGGATTTGCCGACTTATAAGAACCGAAGTTTTTAGATTGCTCATTATTGCTCTGAAATCATTACAGTTGAAATGGAAGTCGGATCATCACCATCAATAGTTATAATGGTATTCCTATTGGTGCTAACCACTGTATTTTCTGCCTGTATAGTAAATCGAATATATCCATCAGGAGAAGAGACAGAAGTAATTCTAATGTCGTTGATTGTCAAAGTTCCTAAGTTATAATCAATGGTTCCTGCATTAGAGTTGACAATTTGTCTTTCGGATAATTGATTATAATAAACTGTTCGCAGTGTACCAGTTCTCGAATCAATTACTGGAATGGCAGTTGCACCATATCCACCACCATCAGAAATAGTAACAATAGCACGTGTATAATCAATGCCTCTATTCACCATTTCAATTCTTGCAATTTTTCCATTGACCACAATTGCAACTGCTTCTGCACCAATACCATCACCAGAAATAGTTACTGTTGGAGGTGAAATGTAATCAACACCAGCATCCAAGACTTGAATATTTGAAATTCCCGAAAATGATTGTGGAATCTCTTCAAACTGAACTTCTTGTTCTGCTCCCAAAGCATCTAAAGTTTTGAAGAAAGTGGATGTCAATCTATTGCCAATCGTTCCTCTACGTAAAGGTATATTAAATTTTACACTATATGGTTTAATTGATATCAGTGAAGGCAGTAATCTTTTCTGAACACGAAGAGCACTTTGCGTTCCGAAAAATGCATTCAAGTTTGTACCATCAATTGCTTTTTGAAGTTTCGATAAAACAAACTTTGAAGAAAATTTATTAAGATAGAGATTACTATAGTTTAAAATAGTATTTCGTATATTTGTTTTCAACGCACTTTCAGTCAACGATGTTTTTCGTGCATCGTATCGTACTGTGCTGTCAATCAACAAATATAAAAACTCTGGATCACGAATAATAACGTCAGTAGAAACCACTGCTTTTGGTTTGATAATCTCATCAATAATTCGTTGCTTCTCCGCCTCTGAAATATAATAGTTTGTTTTAGGTTTCAATGAAATGAATACTTTACCATATACTGGTTTCTCTTCATCCTCTCCACCCCACACCGAAATAGAATCCAGTGAAGTATAGTTTTGCAAAATGTACGTCTCATAATCCTTAAATGTAATCAAACGATTTTGAGTGGCAAACTGAGATGCAGTAGAAAACTTAATTGAGTCTACACTTTCACGGTCAGAACCACCCGCAGAAGGTGACACAACACTCACATCAATAGTAGAAAGACCATTGATAGTTGAACCTGCTGTGAAATTATTTGCTCTATTAGAGACAGCACCAGATGTAATGAGATAACTCATATTCACTATTGCACCATCAGTTAATGATTGTCCTATTACATTGTCACCGAAACTAACTTTAAATTTTCCATCATTAGATTCATTTAAAAAATAAACCAATGAAGAACCAGTGACATCAAGAATGTCTGATACTAAATTATATGTCTGTGCTGCGGTGTTTCCCGAAGTAGGAGTTACAGTAACTCTGAGTGTTCGTGTATCAATGTTTGCATTCGGAATAGTAAATACCGATTTGGGATTTGAGATAGCATTATAGGTCTGTGAAAAATTTATAAACTGACCTTCGTAGATGTCTATATTTTCAAAGAAATATTGTGTTCCAGTTTTAGATATAGTGACTGATTCAGTTGTTATGTAATTATATGAAATGCCATCAACGAGTTCTGAAAAGAAAGTGTATCCTCTTGGAAGAGTAGCAGTATCAGCATCAGTTGTTGTTGAAGTAACAGTTACATTGACAGTTGCTTTAGGGGCAGTAACTGAATAAGGAACATAGTTGAGTGTCTTGGCATGTGACACTACGGCATCACGTGTTGTAGCACTATCCAAGAACGATTCATTGGCAACCATATTCAAATAGTATGCATTGTAGTGAGTATTGTATGCAAGAATATCCAATAGAACATTCAGACCAGCACCCTCAAAATCGTAATCAGTAAACTCTGATTGCTGTCTTAAAAAATTCTTTAGATTGGTTTTGATTGTATCAAAATCAAGGTCTGTGACTTGTAAACGAGCAGCCATTTATCGAATCCGTTCGAGGAAAAAAGTAATTGTGATTGGGTCAGATTGGTTGATAACAGAAAACTCAACCTCCACACTGAATCCATTATTTTCATAATCAGCAAAAACATAAACCTTAGAGACACTTGCTCTTGGTTCATAGTTTGCTATAACTTGTGCTATCTCTCTTTGAAGGGCAATTGATGTCAGTTCATCAATGTTTTCAAACAATAGTTTACGAACATTCGATCCAATTTCTGGTTGGAATGGTTTTTCGTAGTGATTAGTGAGGACTAGATTTTTTATCGAATTAATAACTGCCTTGACACCGACATGTTTATTGATATCCTTTTTGACAGGATGGATATTGAACGACAAGTCCAAATCTCGAAAGTCTCTTACTGTATCTGTGGTAACTGTAGCCATATGCTATTTATTCAACCTTTAAGTGTTTTGTGTTACTGAATTGATATAGTTCGTGACTATATCAATTTGCGTCCCTACAGCAGTTCCAATATCAGGAATGACTACTTCTTGAATTGATGAACCAGAGGCATAGTAATT